ATGAACTCGCAGAGGGCGTCGGTGGCCTCATCGTCGGCCATGTCGCCATGGTTGTCACCGAAGGCCACGAAGCGGATAGGAGTGCTCATTTTTTGTTTAGGTGTGGAATGGTTAGGCCTGCGTCATAGGCGGCCAGCATCTCGTCGCGGTGTTGTCGAGCAGTGGCAAGGTCTTTGCCAAGGTTGTGCAGGATGTCGGTCTTGCGCCGGCGGATGCGCAGCCACCAGCAGTCGCCCAGCTTCTGAAGGTGGTGGTTAGGGTTCTCGGCCTTGATGACCGGGTCGCGTCCATCCCGACCTGCCCGGGTGTATTTCGGGCAAGCCAGCAGAAAGTCGATTCGCTCCTGGCTAAGTCCTGCACGGCGAGCCCAGATGATGCGTTCGTCGAGTGACAGGTTCTCTTCCATGATTACAGGCGCCACGTTTTTGAGATATATCGCCCTTCCTGCATGATGGCATTTCGGGAGTTAGGGGCAAAGGTCAGTTCAAGGTCGAAGCAGTGGCGCTCGCGGATGTCGAGGATGCTGTCGAGCTCTTCGTTATTCGCAGGGCCGACGCCAGCCGTCGAGACGTAGACGGTGCGGACCTTCCAGCCTAGGTCGTGCAGGATCTCCTGCGACACGACTAGCTCGTTCGTATATCGCCAGTCACTGCACACCACAGTCTCGGGCGCCTGCTCCCCGGGCGTCATCTGAATCGGGCAATAGTAGGCAAGGTTCTTAGCGAAGATGTCCTTATCGATTGACCGGGCAAGGCGTCCCGCGGCGACTAAGAAGTCACGGTGCTGCACCTTGAAGGCCTCATTGTGAAAGTCGCCCTCGAGGTTGAGCGACATGAGGTAGTCGTTAGCCGCGTCCTTCAGGTAGTCGGCGAAGTTCTGTTTACGGGCAGGCCTGTTGGCCCACTCCAGAATGCCAGAGGCTAGGGTATCCTTCCCGGCCCTAGCGTATCCGCAGATCAGCACAAGGGTGGGAGCGGCCATGGGTTCCATTAGGCGGCTTGGCTTTTACGGATGGCCTTGGCCTCGCGGGAAGCGATGCGCGTCTGTCTGGCCGACATGCCGAGTTTACGGCGGACGCGGCGCAGGGAGAGGTCGGGCGCCTTGAGCAGCGCTTCGACCAGGGCCTGACGCATCTTGAGGCTGTTGTGCATTAATAGGGGACGTCTTCGGGGTTAGGCAGCGCGTCGGGAACGGTCGGCTTCTGGGAGCCCTTGGGATAGGTAAGCTTGTATTTATACTGGGGCTTGCCGTTGTACTCGCCGTTGGCTTCGCACTCGACGCCGACGAGGATGGTCTGCCCGCAGGCGGGGCCGATGTACTCAAGGTACTCTGCCGCGGTAGCGTCCAGCCTGATCTCGTTGGTGAACTTGCCGGAGAACTTGCCGACGAGCATGGCGAGGGCCTTGCCGTACTTGGAGGAGAAGTTCTTCGACAGGCAGAAGCCCTTATCGTCGACGAAGAAGAGACGGGCGGAGCAGGTGCCGTCTTCCCAAACCTTGACCTTGTCGGTGCCCTTCGGGCGGATGAGTTTCAGTTTATAAGTTCCGTTGGTCGAGATGTTCGTCAGCGGGGGGCGGTCGTTTGTGGGTTCCATATTAGGCGAAGGTGATAGGGGTTGCGGTGGTCGTGGTCTTGACGTCGATGACCTGCACGTCGTCAGGGTAGGCAGGCCAGACGCCAGAGGCGCTGCACTCGCGGTACAGGCTGACGGCCTTCTCGAAGTCAGAGACGGCCCAGGACATCAGCTCGGGCCCAATCTCGCAAACTGACCAGGCGAAAGGGGGCTCTTTCTCAATAAATAAAAATCTGAAGCCGAGAGGGCGCTTGCCCGTGGCGAGCTCGTAGACGAGGCGGTACCAATAGGCCTGCAAATTATAGCGATAATTGCGGATGGTCTTGAGCATGCCGGCAGCGTTGGCCTCTCCGTGCCCGGTCGTCTTGATGTCCCAGAGATAGTCGCCGGCCACTCCGTCGATGGCGGCCTTGAGCGGGACGCCGTTGTAGTCGACGTGGTACATGACTTCGGTAGCGTCAAACTCCACGCCGTGGACCTTCAGCGCGCGGCGAGCGGAGGAAGCGACGAGGTGGCCGATGGCGGACTCTTCCGCGTCGAGGATGGTCTTGCCAGCGTGAGCGGCGCTAAAAGCGGCCCAGTCCTCTTTGCCCTGCTTAGTCCGCTTGTCCAGGTCGGGGGCGGTTTGGTAGAGATCGTTGAGGGTGTGAGGCTCGAGCACGGCCGCATGCACGAAAGTGCCAAAGCGCATGGCCTTGGTCTCTTCGTGGGGTGCGTTCATGTACGCCTGGTAGTGGGCCGGTGAGCCCTCGAGGAGCTTCTTCGCGGCGGACTGGTTAAGCGCCGGGAAGGCGCGGTATTCTTTTCGGTCGTGGATTTGTGGCATGGTGGTGGGAAAGATTAGAGGGCGTCGTCGTCGCTAGGATTCGACTCTTCGACGTGGGCGGAAAGCAGGTTGCAGAGGTCGAGGGCGTTGTCGGCAGCAAGGGCTACGCGGTCGAGCTGATTGCGGAGGACGCGCTCATGAGCCACGACTGCTTTAATGCGGTCGTAGATGGGTTTGATGTGATAGGCTTCCTCGATGTCGTCGGCGCTCAGGCGCTCGAGCTCGGCGGCCGCGTCATTGATTGCGATCTGGAGGTGATAGAGGTCGTCACTGGCGACGCGGTGAGAGTCGTCGGACGTCGGACGGAGGGCGGCGACTTCGCCGGCTAGTTGAGTGAGGATGTTCCTCAAGTATTCGCGGTTGGTCATTTGTTGAAGGTAAGTTCTTTTAATTCCCCGGTAGGTGCGAGCGTAAAGAAGCGGACTTGTGATCGTGCGAGCGACGGGTGTGTCTTGCGCTTCCAGAGCCCGAGGTCAGAGAGAAAGTCGGCCTGCTTTCGGGCGGTCATCTCGACATAGGGGTAACCGTCGAGGAGCAGGAGCAGGGCGTACTGGCCCTGGACAGTCCGGGCGATGCGTTCGATGCCGGCGGGGATGTTATTGGTCACTTGGGTTGGGGCTTCCATGCGTTCAGGCTAAAGAGGTAATCCCAGCGCTGACGATCCGTGAGGAGGTGGAGGTCGGTCTTATGCTTTTCGTTAGGGGTCTGCTGCTTGAGCCCGGGTCTAGCCAGGGCCTTGGCGGCTGACTTCGACTTACCCATGATTACGGGCTTCCTGCCATTCCTCGATAGCCTCAATCAGCGCGTCGGCGTCGATGCGTTGGGCATGGCGGACGCAGTACCAGAGTTCGTCACCGGCCTCGCGCATGCCTTCCAGTCGTTCCTCAAGCTGTTTGATGCGGGCGTCCTTAGCGGCGAGCAGGTTCTGGCCGTGCATGGCACCCATCGCGGCGGAGATGGGGTCGAAGGGGTTGAAGTCGGGCTGGCTCATTTAGTCAGGGGGCGAGGGGTGGGAGAGAAGGCAGGGGCGGACGTAGAAGAGGCCGCAGAACGGAAGCCAGAGGCCGCCACGGCACCGTCGTCGTCGAGGTCTACACTGATTCCGCAGGCGGTCTGGATGCTTTGCCGGCGGATGTAGGTGATGGCGCCGCCAATCTTCTGGGCGTCGAGCCCCTCGGCCTTGACCATCAGGCGACCGAAGTCGAAGCGCTCGCCGGAGGCATGGAGGAAGGCGGTATTGATGCCGACCTTACCTTCCTCGGAGATGAGCGTCTGGATCAGAGCCAGGTTATGGCTGAGAAGGACAGGCTTGATAGCGTCGAGCAGCGCGTCGAGAGAGACGTAGCGGTTCTTGAAGCCGGGGTTTACTTTGTTGGCCTTGACGTTGTCGAGCTCTGCGAGAGCCGCGACTAGGTCGGCGGTGGGGGTGTTGGTTTTGGGCGTGGTGCTCATGGGAAATTACTTGTTGCCGACGGTGGCAGGGTCAGCGCCGTCGATGATGGCCTTGATGGCCTCGAGCGTGAACTGCCGGGTGCGACCGTCGATGCGGAGGTTGTAGTTGTCGCCGGAGGGGCGGACGGTGGGCGTCAGGAGTCGGGCGACCTTGTTATCCGGGAGAAGGATGTATTGCGTCTTCGGGATGACGCGGATCTCGGCGGTGGGAGTGGTGGTGTTTTTCTTCATAGGGGGAAAGGGTTAGTTAATGGCACGGCGGGTGGCCGCGTCGAGGATGAGGAGACAGTCGGCGTTCCACAGGTAGACGTCGAGGGTCGGGAACAGTTCGGCAGCGCGAGCGCGGAGGTGTGCCTTCCAGCCCTTGCCGTGGTCCTTCTTCTTGCCCAGGGAGTGGGCGGCCTGCCATGCCTGGGGCTTGATGCGGTGAATGATAAATCCCATGGCGACGGCGGCGCCGTAGATCATGCCGTAATTCTGGGCGAGGCGGGCGATGGCGGACGCGGGGATAAGCGGACCGTAGCCGGCGACGGACGGCTCTTCGAGAAAGAGCTCCACGTCCTTGGCCTTTAGGCTCAGGTCGGCAATGAGTTGGCAGACCTCGACATCAGTGGTCGGCATCTTAGCGCATTCGACCGGGTCGCCATCGATTGACCAGCACAAGCCGCCTTGCTGACCGGGGTCGATGCAGAGAATCATGTGCGCCATGACGAAACTTTCAACGGGTCAAAACCTTTTGCGAGCGGAATAAATTGCCGACGCGGAGGGCGTAGTCGTTAGGCTTGAATGACCGGGCAACGGCGCCAGACCAGCCGAGGTTCCAGACGAGGGCGACCTGTTCTGGGGTCGGGTCGAGTTTGCCGATACGCTTGAAGTTCGCTCTGATCCAGCGGAGGTGACAGGCCGCAATCGTGTCCTGACAGGTAGCGTCGCGCCACTTAGACCAGGGACAGCGGTAATGCCCTTCGGCCTTGAGGCGTTCCTCGGCGTCCTTCCATGCGTCCCGACCGACCTGATACATACCACGCTCACCGGCCTTGCCGATGGCCTTGCGGTTCATGCCTGACTCGACCTGAGCGATGG